AACTCATATACCGACCTATGGAAGGCGGTAGGATTGACTAATGAGGGTGTCGAACAGGATAGCGAAGCACGTGTCTCTATTTACCAAGAGACATTCGTTGGATTTGAGAAGCAGACCGCAGAAGACGGTACTGTTACATACAAGTTTGTCGGTCTGTTTACAGTTGGGCCAGATAAAGGTGATGCTGCGACATTCGGATATGATAAGGACCTTTTCCCCGACCTCTTATCTATCGAAGGCTCTGATAACTCTCCACGCTTGACACTCTACCAAGTACCTTGGGACAAACGACGCATCCGCTATAACACAGAGGAAGAAGCCTATCAGTACCAAGTATCAGAACTCTCTTGGGAGAATTGTTGGGACTTAGACTATGCCGACCTCCCTGCCGATGATAAGACTACAGCAGACAATGAGACCCGCCAGCGAGCAGAGCAACTTGTTGAGTCGTATATCACGGCTTACAACATCGTATATTCGTGCAATACATTTATCGAGCCTTTCAATGGAACGCTTGACGAGTTAAATGCTGACCCTCATTCAACCCATATTGAGTATTGGATTGCGAAGGAAGGCGACCCGAATCAATACAACCTATACTATTACGATAGCTTGTATAAGAAGTTCTGTCCTTCAACACTCGATAGCGGTGTGTCGGTGGTTAATCTTCGTCAGCAGTTAGTCGGGGATAAGTACGGATTGACCGAGGAAACATTCACATCGATTAGTGATGCAGCTAAGCTCAATGAGTTATTCAAGGCAGCACGTATTCAGAAGTTCCGTGCCGAGCAGCCACAGGATTGGGACATCATGGACCTACTTTTTCATCAGTTATACATAGAATTGAAAGCAGCAACAGACAATTGCGCAAAGAACACATACCCTTACAACTTTAATGTGGAATAGATATGGCAAAGAGTAAATGGAAATTCCGTCAGGATGACCTTGATACTATCCTGACAGTAATCAATCAAGGTTTAATGAAGAAGCCCTACTGGGTAGAGTACCACGACACCTATGCTGACGGTACGCCAGTTTGGAATGGAGAAAAGTCCGTGTTGTGGAACTTAATGGAGCAAGCATACCCAGAGGAGCGTGCGCAAATGATGAGACGAATGATGTCTAAGATGGAAGAATTGGGAGGACTACAAAAGGGTACGCACCAGCAGAAACTCTTTGCATACTTCGAGAGGTATTACTTCTCAGTAATTGATAATTTCTCATCTATGCTATACAATGAGGATGGCAAACTCTACGAGAAGATGAAGCTCGCAATGTTGCAGGGAACATATACGAACGACACCGACCCACTGGGGCAGTCGCTCGGTGATGGTAAGTCGCCTGAGGTTGCTTGGGTGAAGAAGCGCATCCAATACCTTATGTCTAAGTATTCCTTTGGTGACTACGATGCAAAGACAGCAGAAGGTGCAATTACTGTTCGTACCTCTGCACAGGCAGACGCTACAACTAACTCAATCGTTTTGCGATTAATACCTGCTATGAAGCTGTACCCTACGATAGCATACGGTACTACAATTATGCGTGGTGCTCGCACGGATGCTGGTAAGCCGTGTGAGATAGTCGTAGACATTAACGGCACATCAGATCAGCAGCTCTCTGTCAAGTCAGCTGACTACCTGCTCGATATAGGCGATTGGAGTTCGTATGTAATCAACGGTGCATTGTCTATTATTGGTAAGCGACTCAAGCGATTGAAGCTCGGTGATGAGAACGAACAGAACGTGAAGATACTTATCTCTTCGCTCACACTCGGCAATACTACGTCGTTAGAGCAGATAGATATTCAGAATGTATCTACCCTCGGAGGTGCGCTCGATATGCGTGGTAACTTCCGCTTACGTAAGTTCCTCGCTGGAGGCTCCTCGCTCACCGAAGCACACTTTGCGGATGGTGCTGCTCTCGAGGAGGTTGACTATCCCGCTACCACGTCATACGTGGAATTAAAGAACCTCGATAAACTCACCAATGAGAAATGCAATACAGAAGGTTGCGCTCCAAATGTGATGAGTTACTTTGTAAGCGGTTGTGACAATCTCCAGCCAGTAAAGAAACTCATCGACATCATGGATGCGCAAGTCGGGCAAACTCCTCACGCTCTGCGCTACGTGCGCTGTGTCGGGTTCAATGAGACATTCACGGACGGACGAGCATTCGATAAACTTTCCCAGCTGGTAGACGGCACTTATCAAGGAATCGATGCAGAGGGTCAGTACGGCAACGACCCATATCCAGTGCTCGATGGTACAATCAATCTCACCACAGGCGCATATCGCGACACCTACGATGCACTAATGACACACTATCCAAAGCTAAAGTTAAACATCGCAAAATGGTGGATTCGCTTCGAGGACCCAGAGGTGAAGCGCATCTGCGTGGAGAATTGGGACAAAGACGGTGATGGCGAGCTCTCTATGGAAGAAGCAGCATCAGTTAGTTCCATCGGGACTAATTTCAACGGTTTAGATCGAAAGAATGGAGTCTTAGACCTATCTATATTTAATAATCTTACATCTATTGATAGAGAAGATTTACGTTATATAGTACGTCTTAATAAGTTAATATGCCCACCATCTGTGTCAATGTATGATACTTGTTTCTATGGCTCAACGATAGATACTATTATTGTTGAAAATATGGAGCAACAGAATTCCTTATTATGGGGACTCTCTTTTAAGAACTTTATCATCAAAAGTAAGAATCCCCCTAAGCAAGGAAAGAGAGCTTCGTATGGTTGGAATAATAGAAAAGGCTCAAGAATCTTTGTTCCAGACGAGAGCGTTAATCTATACAAGACAAGTACGTCATTCTCAGACATAGCTGAATATATCCACCCACTAAGCGAGTATCAAGGATGATACTCACTAAGTGGTCGAATCTGTCCTAAGTAACCTTGCATAGCTCGACTATTCCATTTGGTACTTTGCTTGTATGTTTCGACTAAATGAGGAGCTACATAAAGAGTGTCTATTCTTGCGTAAAGGATGCCCCAATAATTTATTATTTCGATATAGTTACTGCCCTTGAGAACTAAGTTCTTTATTCTTGCATTGTTAAATGAAAGTTCATCTATAGCTATTACTGAAGGTGGCAGCACAACGCACTCTCCTTGACAGTAGCGAAACATTGAATGAGGAACCATAGTTAATCCTTCTGGGAGTATAATAGTCCCAAATGTAGTGTTTTTAAATGTTTCTCTTTCTTTTCTTAGTAACGTGAAATATTGAAGCTCAGTAAACCCTTTTATAGTACGATTTGCAAAGATAGTCCCGATGGGATTAAAACAGTATTTGAACACTATTTTAATCCCATCGGGACTAAGTTTACCAACCATAATGATGTTAAGAGATTCAAGGAATTGCAATACTTCAAGATTCAGTATTTGAATAATGACATATTTCGGAATATGTCTAACTTAGAAGAGGTATGGATTCCTTCCACTGTTAAAGGATGTGGCGGAAGAATGTTCTTAGGCTGTGAGAATCTGAAGAATGTAATCATGCTGGGTGATACACCTATCGGAGATAACATGCTGTTTAATAAAGATACGGTTATGCGAATTCCTACGAAGCTATGTATATACGTACCTGATAAGGCTTTAAGCGCGTACCAAAAGGCATGGATGAATTATAAATATGTGGATAGAGTTCATCCTATAAGCGAGTATCATTCGTGATACTCACTCATAGGACGAATAATAGATGTTCCGCTTAATGAGTAAGGTTTACTTGTAAAAGCCTTTTTATACGCTTCCAAACTCTCGTTAGGAACATAGAACTTGCACCCATTAGGTGTACAGGTATCGTAGGCTCCTGTTGTGTTAGAAAATGTCCAGTCGTGACGTGGAGGTGTCTTTCCATGGAAAACTACAACCGTTGCTAAGTTGAAACCTAACACATAACGACCAAGCGATGTAACATTCTCTGGTATATCGATTCTTCTTGTATTATAGAAGTATGAGCGAGGGGCTCCATCTACTGACGGAAGAAGTTTGACTGATTTAAAATGCTTCAGATCTGAAAGGTTATCAGTATTCATGTTGTAGAATTTAGTCCCGATGGGATTAAAACAGTATTTGAACACCATTTTAATCCCATCGGGACTATCTTTAGGGGTAACATGAAGATTAAAGACTTCTCCGCATTCGCTTTTTTCACAGAAATAAAGGGAAACGAAGGGGGTATTTTTGATGGATGTAAGAATCTTGAAAAAATAGCAATTCCTACGGGATATACACTACAACATACGATGTTCTCTAATTGTGTTCGTCTAAAAGAAGTAATCTTTCCTATCAACATGAAGTCTTCACCAGTCTTATACGAGACCTTTTCACGCTGTATAGCACTCAAAGTTCTTGATTTCCCTGAGACGTTTACAGGCATCATTAATTCTGGAACTTTCAGAGATGTCACTGCTATACTTATATTCAGAGCGCAAACTGTTGTGAAATTCGAACGATATGCAGAGTGGCAATTCTTTTATAGAGGCAATAACATTTATGTACCTGACAGTTTGGTAGAGAAATATAAGATTACTGACGGCTGGAATGATAAATCAGGATGTATCAAGCCACTTAGTGAGTATCATCCTTGATACTCGCTGAGAGGTCGGATTAATTTTGCTAACCAAAACCTGCTATACTCTTGCTTGTATCGTTCTAAGCTTGGGTCTGGTACATAGATATACTTTAAATTCTCATTTAGACGATGAATAGAGGAATCATTAATTTTAGGAGGAGTGTTTGGCAAAAGAATAATAGTTGTAAGCTTCTTATTCCTTATTATAGATTCTCCCAAGATTTCCCTTACATTAGCTGGTATAGTAATCTCTTTTAATCCAGTATTGCAAAGCGATTGATAAGAAAATTTTACAAGAGAAGATGGGAGTTCTATCGTTTCTAAACTTGTACAATTTGAAAAGGAGACATAATATGGAAGTACATCTCCTAATACTTTAAGTCCTGTAAATAATTTGAAACCTCTAAAACTTGTTATCTGTTTGTTATTTGCGAACATAGTCCCGATGG